GTACACTCTTTCCCTACACGACTCTCTTCCGATCTGCATCGCTCATCACGCGCGCCTGGATCATGTACCCCGAAGCGGGCGAGGTGATGGCGGCACCGGTCGCAGCTTCGACCTCAACGATGCGAGAGGCACAAGCCGAGCAAGACGTCTGGTATCACGGCTCCCCGCAACGCTTCGAGCGGTTCCAGTCGCGAATCGGGCACACGTTCGGCACGAGCGCGTCCGAGGTCCCGATCTTCTTGACGCGCGATCCCGAGTTCGCAGCCCTGTACGCCGGACCGAACGGCCACGTCTACGCGGTGCGCCCGCACGTCGAGCGCACGTTCGACGCGCGCGCCTTCGTGCTGAGCGATCGGTACTGGCCCCCCGAACGCGAGGCGCTCACTCCCGAGGGGCAGATGCTCCACGACGATCTGGTCGAGAACCGCATCTTCCCCGAGCTGATCCGGTACGGCACCCGCCACGAAGACGACGACGAGTGGGCCGCGATGCACGACAGCCGCGGCACGTACTCTTCCATCATGGGGCGCGACTACGACGTCATGGAAACGACGGAGATGAAGCGCTGGCTGCTCGCGCACGGCTACGACTCGTTCCTCGTCGCAGGCGACGGGCCGAAGGACAATCTGGCCATCTTCGACCCGGCGAAGATCGAGATCCTGGACGCGCAGTCGGGCGAAGTGCGCGAGACAGACGAGTCGCCGCTCGAAGCCTTGATCGAATCGACAGACGCGCGCTACCCGCGAGCCGGCGAGTACGTCGATGGCCGGCTCGTGCGCGATCACGTCCTGAACCTCGACTCGATCGAGGGCTACATGGGAGAGCAGGAAGAGCTTCCGGGCATTCGCGTCGTGCCGATGTCGGACCTCGGCAACCCGCGATCGGTGTTCTACGCTGCGGACGACTTCGAGCGCGCCGAGCACCTGGCGGACGCGATCGGCCGCTCTGGCGAGATCAGCCCGCTCATCATCGGCATCGACGAGAAGGGGCCGTTCATCATCGAGGGGGCGCACCGCTTCGTCGCGCTCTGGCACCTGAAGGCGCAGGCGTTCCCCGCCGTCGTCGTGGTTGGGCGGGACTGAAAGGCGAAACGCCCCGGTGGTTCCGGGGCGTTTCCAAACGCGCTTGCGATGGCTTTACCAGTCGAGGCCCTTTTTCGTTTTGGGCGCGGTCTACGTCCCGCTCGAAGCTACATGGCTCGTTCTGTCCGACTGTCGAGCAGCGGATCCACTCTAACACAAAAGCGAAACGGCCCGGGGTCACCGAGCCGTTTCAGGGGGCGAAGGGTTTCTGGTCGTATCCAGTCCTTCTATCTTCCACCATCCCGCGCAAGGCGGGCGTGGAGCCGCCGGGTTACGAACCCGGGTCCGCGAGACAATCAGACGGTCTTCGTTCACGCGCCGTAGTCGGTGAGCATCGCCGACACTGTTGCTCGCCCCGTACGCGGGAGACGAGCGTTCTTCGTAGCCCTGGTTACCGACCGAGGAGGAGCCACTCCCGCGGTCCGGACTCGTGTGGGTTCATGCTCGTCGTGCTACCCGAGCTTCTTGCTCGACGAACAGCTCAGGCCGCGATCTTCTGGATCGACGGCTGAACGATTGCGTTGTCGTTCGCAACTACGTTTGCCCTCGTGTAGTGAGCGGCGTCCCTGGCGCGCAGACCTTCCTTTCGTTCCCACGTCGAATCAATTCGGCCCCGTGAAGTTCGATGATGCCTCGCTCGTAGGCCGCGCGCAAGCCTCAGCACAACATCACGCGATAGTAGTTCGACTCTCCGCACACGCGACCTCGTCGCTGGTGAGCGCGTGGCTCACCTGAAAGCAGTGTCGAGGAGCCGAACCTGCGGGCCAGCCAGAGCTGTTCCGCGATGAGCCTTCGAGCCCAGAGGATGCTCTCGTGCCGAGCCAGTGCGACCTTCTCGCCGAACTGCGCGACCATCTCGCAGAGCCGAGCGAGCTGTCGATTCTTGCTTCGAGCCGACTCCGAAGGAGCGAAGTTACTGAAACTCCTGTTCGGAATGATGACGAGCGGGGACGTAGCCCACATCGACTCGTTCGTGAACATCTCACCGTCCGGGGGATCTACGCATCCGGCGAGCCGGCTCTCGGATGTCTCGCCCACGCGATCCGTGGGGCACGAACACGGCCCGCTTGCAGCACCGCTCGGGGAGCTTTCCCATGTTGTACGGCGGATTGGAGTGCTTCGGGCAGTAGAAGTGCCCTCCCCCGAGGAGTCCGCTCGTCGCTCTCGGTCGAACGCCCTCAATCGGCGGGAGCGGAGCGCGCCTTCTCGCACGGAGGAGCCGCTCCACCTCGGCGATGATGGCGTTCGCCCGCTCGAGCGAGCGCTCGAAGCCTTCCGGGTCCACGCTCTGGTCGATCAGAACCTCGCCCTTGTGGGGGCCAGATCGGAGAGGCGGGATGTACTCGTTGGCGTCGACGATGTCGTGCAGTCCGATGAACGTGCCGTTCCATCCTGCGAAGAGGCTCGGTCTGCTTGCGATGTCTTCGTCGATCTGTTGCAGCATGCGCCGCGCTTCATCTTTGATGTCGTTCATCGTTTTGGCCTACTTCGCCGCGAGTTTAGCAAGACGCGCCGGGCTCGGCGAGTACGCCCACATGATCAGCGCCAGGTGCCTGCGCGTTGGCATGCCGTCCTTCCAGAGCGGCTCACCGTGCGCCTTCACTTGCGCCATGTGCCGCGCCACGAAGTTGTCGCGCTTCAGCGCCCAGTTATCCGACAGCCGGTTCGGATCTCCGCCGGCACGTCGGTACGCGGCCATGAAGCCGCGAGAGCTTCGCGCCACGACCGACACGCCGAGCTTCCTGGCTGCGGACACGTACTGGTCGATGAGCCAGAGGCTCAGGTAGCGCGGATTGCTCATCGCTTGGGCTCACTCGTTGATGGCTTCGGACCGCTCGTTCATGTACTCGAGGATCTGCGCCGGAGAAGCGTTGCGGATCTGCTCGATGGCCGCAGTCGCATACGCGCCAGCGTCGCTGCTCTCGACAACCTCGTACGGATCGACGACGCCAGCGTCCTTGAGGATCGTCGCCATCCACGACGTGACCGACACGGGGCTGCCCGGGTCGTCCGTCCAGTCGAAGAAATCTTCTTCGAGAAGCGCGCGGGACTGGTCCAGAGACAGGCCGTGCTCGATGACGAGCCAGAGCTCTGCGTCGCCCAGCTTGATCACCGAGCGGACGTCGGGGAAGTCCTGGTACGCGATCTGATCCCAGTCTCCGTCCTCGGTCAGGAAGTAGAGCCCCACCGCCACTTCTTCATCGAGGCTCCGAGGCTCGCGGTCTTCGGGCGAGGTCATGACGAAGAGCCAGTTGCGCCCCTTGCCGGCAGGGGTCCGGACTGCGGCATGCGCGCTGATCTCGTCGTTGTAGCCGACGCTCCAGCCGGGGATCGAGAACCGACCTTCGCGCATCTCCTGCGGCGTCGGATACATGATCTTGTTGTCGAGGTCGAAGATGCGCCCGTTGTAGGCGACGTGGCCGATCACTCGACCGTTGCGCTTCAAGACGCCGTGCTGCCTGCCCATATCGGAGGCGCCGATTCCGGCGTCGTCGATGGCCGTGCGCGCGGCGGCTGATGCTGCTGCGAGAGACGAGACTGAGTGCCGCTCGGGTTTCGACCCGGCGATGTGCGTGGTGACCTCGTAGCTGTCTTCTCGCATGTGCCTCTCCTCGATGCGACCCGTTTGCGCTTCCTCGTTCCAGGTGAGGCCGTCGAGCTGCCAGTAGGTTTTGCCGTTGAGCCGAATCGCCTCGTGCTCGATGAGCAGATCGGGCTCTTCGACGGGCCAGAGCTCCAGGATGTCGCCGCTGTGGAAGTCGCTCTCCATGCCGGCGGCTCGGAGCGCGGCCCTCGCCGCTTCGATCTGGCCCTCGTCGAACAGCGGCACGCCCCAGCCGTTCCAGTCCTCACCGGTCGACCACCCGGGCACGCGCTCGCCACCGTCGAACCAGAACTCGGCACGCTTCAGCGTGGGAGGCTTGCTGCGGAACGCCCGCTCGATCGGTAGGCTCTTCTTCATGCCGGCCCCAAAGGGTACCCCTGAAGCGCTCCGGTGCGCTAGCCCGCAGGTTTCAGCCCGATCAGCGGCATTACCGCTCGGATGAACGTCGCGGCGACTTGCGGGACGATGGCATTTCCTGTGGCGCGCAGTCGTCCCACGCGCGCGGCAGCCCTATCAGCCAGCGGGAATGAGCCGGGTTCAGCAGGGCGAGCTTTCCCGTCGCGGCAGAGCCACCACTCGGCGGGGTACCAGAATCCAAAAGTAGCGCCTGGCGAGGCAGCGGGCGCCCCTTCGTACCGTACTGCTCCGAATCGCTCTTCTGGCCCCGGTCCGACCGGTGATCGCGCGCCGCTGGCGTCGCCCACGAGGCGAGCGTCGCCTGCAAGCTCAGGCTTGTGAGCGAGACGCCGAGCGCCGAGCCCTTCGCGTTCGCCTTTCGCTTCCGTTCGAGGAACTGCTCCGGCGTGCCCCCCGCTTCGCGGGCTGCGGGCGTGGCCCAGCTCGCGAGCCGTGCTGCTCCGAGGAGCTTCAGCGACGGCCTGTCGTGATTGCCCTGCGCGTAGGTGTACGCCGAGCCCTTCGCGTCGTTGCTCACCGGCGACGGCCACGAAGTACAACCGCTGTCGGATGTGCGGGGCACCGACGCTCGCAGCGCACAGATCACTCGCCCCGACGGCGTAGCCCGCTCTTTCCAGGTCAGAGCAAACAAGGTCGAGCCACCTGAGACCGTCAGGACTCGCAACCTGCTCTCCAAAGATGATTGAAGGGCGGCACTTGCGGATGAGCCCGAACCACGTCGGCCAGAGGTGGCGATCGTCGGAGAAGCCTTTCTTGCGCCCGCTCGTCGAGAAGGGCTGGCAGGGGCACGAGCCTGTCCAGAGCGGGACGTCGTCTGGCCACCCCGCGAGCCGGAGCGCGTACGACCAGCCGCCGAGCCCCGCGAAGAAGTGCGCTTGCCGGTACCCTTCGAGGTCTTTCGGCTTGAGGTCGACGATGCTTCGCGCGTCGACGACGCCTTGGGCGATGTGCCCTTCCGCCGAGAGGCGCTTGAGCCACTCGACGGGGTACGGCTCATTCTCGTTGTAGAAGACTTCACTCACGGCTCCTCTTTCTCTTCGATCGGTCATCAATACTCCGGCGTGAGCCCGCGCTCGCGCAGACGGTCACGCCAGGCCACGTAGCCACGCCCCTCGACCCAGAACCCCCAGGTGCCGGTCTTCGGCCCGACGATGAAGAGCGTCCAGGTCTCTCGACCACGAAGCTCCTCCACGACGTGGAACGTCTCCGCTGAGATCCGGTTGACGGTCAGCGGGTGCACCTCGAAAGCGGCGTCGAGGCCGGTGAGCGGCTCGAGGCGCCGCTCGACGTAGCCGCCCGTGAGGATGAGCGAGCGCGCCCACTCCCACGGGTGGTTGTGCGGCGCCGGATCGTAGTCGGGCGTGTGAAAGCGATGCAGGTAGATCGAGAACGGATAGCTCCGTTCGTCGCCCGGCATCCAGCCCCAGACGCGGAAGCGCGAGAGGTAGAGCTTCCCGTCTTCGCGCATGATGTCGCGGCGGCGCAGAAGGCCGGAGACGGCGTGGAGCAGGCGGATGAGGGTCGATTCGATCATCGTCATTCCCCGCAGTACACGGCTTCGCCGGGCAGGAGCTTGCGAAACTGGACCCACCCCTCGACGTTGCCGAGGAAGTGGCGAGAGCCCTTGCGAGTGAGAACCCACTCCCGCCCATTCCATTCGAGGTCGTCCTGACGGAAGAGCGACAGCTCGCGCCGCGTCATCGGCCGGAGCGCGTGCTCGAACGGGCTCATGTGTCCGTCGGCCCGGAGCTTGTCGCAGATCGCGCTAGCCTTCTCGGGCGTCGTCGCGTCCTGGCGCTCGTAGCTCACCGCCGCGCAGCGGCCGACGCAGACCTTGACGGGATCGAAGCCGACCGCGGTCAGGTCGTTGACCTCGTCTCGATTTGTCCAGTGCGTGTCAGTGGGCGGCTTCGTCACGAGCGGCAGGTGCCAGTCGCCGTAGTCCACCGGTTCCGGGGCGCTCGCCTGCCGCACCTCGCGCATCATGCCGGCGATCTTGAACATCTCCGGCTGCGCCATCCGGCTCACGCGGAGCGCGTCCCAGTTGGCCCACTCAGTCGAGGTCACGATCACGGTGTGCCAGGCGTAGGTCTCGGCCACACGGTTCGCGTGCTGTTTGTGAACGCCGACCTCTGCGAGGTAGCGCGCGTGCTGGACCGCGTCGCCGGCAGCCTCGAGCCAGCGGTCTCGAGCACGAGCGTTGTCGTCGTCCCCGAGCGTTTCTTCGGCCTGCATGCCACGCTGGTTCTTCCCGAACGCCTCCGGCACGAACGGATTCTCGAGGATCTGCTCCAGTCGGCGTTCGACGGGGATCGCTCTGGAGCTCGCGCTGTTGCGCGAGAGGACGCGGTGCGTGTTGAACTCCGCCAGGATCAGCCTGGGGAACGTGACCTGGAGCGTGGTCACGCGGTGGTTCGCCGGGCTTATCGAGTCGGCCAGAATCTTCGCTTCATACGTCATGGTCACTCCCTCTCCTTCTCGTTGTGTCGTTGAAGCCGTTCGTAGAACGCTTGTTCCTGCGCGTCGTGCTTCGCCTTCTTCTCGGCAGCGTACTCCTTGAGCCCAGCGAGAAGCTCGGCCTCCGTGATGTTCCCGCGGTTCCAGCCGTTCATGAGGTACAGCGCCTTGCTCGACAGGATGGAGAGCGCGATCCCCATGCCGTGGTTCACGTGCTCGCGCTCTCGTAGAGCACCTCGCCGAGCGCCGATTATGTGCCCCACGCTTCCTGCTGCGACGGACAAGGCGAGCAGGTTCAAGAGCATGGCCCAGTCGTCGGCGCTCATCGTCTTTGTCCTCCTTGAAAAACCAGCTCGGCCGAAACTTCCTCTTTCCCCGTCAGCTCTCGACCGATGTCGCGCGCTTTGAACCAGCTCGACGCCATGTGGCAGCAGAACGGCGTCCCGTCGATCTTGCTGATCAGCCACCACGGCTCGCCCATGATGGGCGGCCCGTCGACCACGTTGCCCGTCTCTTCTTCTTTTGCGCCCATTACAAGTCACTCCATCGGTCTTTGCACTTCAGCTCGATGGGCATCACGAAGCTGCGCGCGCCCTCTTCGAGCACGAGGCTCCCGCCGTACTGCCCCCTGGCCGGCACGATGACCGGCACGGCCCACACGTCGGAGATGAGCGCCTTCACGCGCTCGACGTGCCGGTCGGGCGTCTCCACGATAGCCGCATCGTGGATCTGCGCGACCACGCGCGCGCCTGGCGGCAGCGCGTCGGCGATCTTCGGCAACCGCTCGTTCATGAGATCGGCGATCATCGACTGAATCGGAAAGTTCGCGACTTCGGTGGGCGGTGCGTTCCAGCCGAGCCAGCGGATGCGCCCAGTGAGCAGCGAACGCATGAAGCCGTCTCTCCCGACGGCCAGCACGTTGCGCTGGACGTAGCTGAAATAGCCCGCGTACGCCTCGTGCATCCGATCCATCATCACGGCGACGTCCTTGTAGTGCACGTCGAAGCCCTTCGAGCGGAGGAACTCGAACACCGTCTGCGTCTCGGCCAGGTAGGTCACGCCGAAACCGGCGTTCTTCGCGACGTCGCGGAACGGCTTGCCTCGCCCCTTTGGCTCGGCCTCGATCAGAGCGGCCTCGCTCGGGAAGAGGATCTTCGCGTTGCCGGAGTGGATATCACCCTGGCACGTCTGCATGAACGTCGCGTCCCCGCTCGAGAAAGCAGCCGAGCGCATCTCCGCTTGCGAGAGGTCGAAGTAGACCAGCTTGCAGCTCGGCCGCGCGACGTAGACCTCGCGCACCCGCGTCTCGAGCACGATGCTCTTGTCCTTCAGGTACTCGGCGCGGGGGCAGCTCTGCAAACGAGAGGAGTAGCGCCCCGAGGACGCGCCGTAGCTCCGCCAGTTGAAGTGCGTCCGCGTGACGGTCGGCGTCTTCTTCGAGGGCTTGTCGAGGATCTGCGAGTCGATGTACGTCGAGCGGATCTTCATCGCGCCTCGCCACTGCAAGAGCAGATCAGCGAACCGCCCGGCTCTCGTCGGGCTGCTCTTGAGCCGCTCCAAGGTCGTCTGGGAAGTGGACGGGAGGCCGGACTCCGTCGGATCGGCCACCGAGAGCGGCGCTCGGAGCGTCGTGAAGAGCGCCTTCCGCACCTCGGCGAGCTGCATCGGGTGGAAGGTCACCCGCTTCAGAAGCGCGCGCATCTTGGCGAGCAGCTCGTCTTCCTTCTCGACGATGCCGGCGCGAAGAGCCGCTCTCCGCTCCAGGTCGACGCCGATGCCGTTGATGATGAGGCTGCGGCACAGGCGCGCGTTCTTCTTGTCGACCGCGTAGACCGCGCGCTCGCTCTCTAGGTCGGCTTGCAGCTTGAGCCAGACCTGCGCCTGGATGCGTGCGTCGGCCGCGTTGTAGAGGCACAGCTCCTCGCCGCTGAGCTGCTCGGGCGGGAGCCCCTTCTCGGTCGCACCACCGGTGCCCTGCTTGAACGTGACCTTCCACGGCCCAGCGTCGACGAAGATGCCAGCGACGTGGGAGAGACGTTGAGGCATGTGGCTCGCGAAGGTGTGGTGCGCGATGAGCGTGTCTTCGAGCTTGTCCTCGATGGGTGCGAACGGCATGCCGTTCCGCTCGAGCACGATCTGGTCGAAGTTGTAGCCGTTGTGCATCCCGATCGTCTTCGCGCGCTTGAAGAGCGCGTTCACGAGCGGCGCGTGCGTCTTCCGCCACGGCCAGATGACGACCGTGTGCTCGCCGTCCGAGATCCCAACGCACAAGAGCCGATTGCGGAGAGGGTCCGCCCCGTCCTTTCCCCCGGGCTTGCTTGCGCCGGTCTCGACGTCGACGCTGATGACGGGAGAGAGCTTCCGAAGCTCCCGCCGGATGTCATCACGCTTCGAGACGACGACGTAGGGGCCGTTCTCGAGAAGCTGGGCTCGGCTCAGATCCCCCCGTACCCAGCGGGCGATGCGGTCGAGATCGAGCTTCAGGATCGGGAGCCACGTGTCGGAGCGAAGCACGAAGGCCGGATGAACCGTCGGCAGGACAGTCCTGCCGGCGAGCTTGCTCCGCCCTTCTGCGATCTGAGCCTTGAGCCAGAGCTCTTTCCACTTCGGGGCGCCGCGGAGCTTCGCCTTCTTGGCCTTGCTCCAGGCGGGAGCAGGGTCGATCTCGCGCGCCGTCCAGACGAACCCCCGGGCGTGCATGATGCTGCGCACGCCCAGCACGGAGAGCGTGGACGACTTGCCGAGCGTGACGATGGGGATGCTCGGATCGAGCGCGGCCAGCTCCTTGAGGAGCCTGGGGGCACAGCAGACGGAAGCCTCTTCGTTCTCTTTGTCGATGTTCGAGCGGCACAGCGCGCTGTTCTGAAGCGCGGCCTCGCGGAAGTCGATGTCGACCTCGCGGCAGAGCCCTCGAAGGAAAGAGCCGGTCTGGCCGATGAACGGCACCCCGTGGATCTCTTCCTTGCGGCCAGGCGCCTCGCCGACGAACACGAGCTTCGGCGGGAGCGCCGAGGCTTTCGGCGGAACGACGGTGTTACCCTTGAGCGGGCAGAGATCGCACCGAGCGCCCTCAGCTCGGGGGTCGTACTCGCGGATGATGGGTAGAACTTTCGCCGTCATTGTTCAAATTGCCTGCTGAACCAGACCTTGCCTTACCGCACCCGACCGCACCTTGCCTGCCGCGCCCAACCGCATCGCACCGGACTGGACCTCGCTACACCCCGCCACACCTAACCATGCCATGCCGTGCCCGCCTCGCCTAACCTCACCATACCGCGCTCCCACGCTACGTCGCGTTGCCTGCCGTGCCCGGCCCTGCCCCGCCTAACCGTGCCACACCGTACCAAGCCGTACCTGCCACACCGGACCTGAACCTAACCGGACGCTGCCGCGTCAAACCATACCTGCCTTGCCGCGCCGCACCCCGCGTTGCCCTGCCGTGCCTGGGCCGTACCTGCCGCGCCTTGCCGCGCCGCACCCAACTTTGCCTGCCGTGCCTAACCAAACCACACCGAGCCGCGCCCAAAGTTGCCCAACCGCACCTGCCGTGCCGGACCTAGCCATGCTCAACTCGACCGAACCACACGCTGCCGGCCATGCCGAGCCGAACCGAACGTAACCCCGCCCGACCAGACCTTGCCCCGTTGCACCTCGCCTGCCAAGCGATGCCAAACGGTTGCCGGAACACACGCTGCCTAACCGCAATCTGCCGTACCTGCCGCGCCCAACCGCCATTTGCCGAGCCGTGCTTCGCCGCGCCTCACCTCGCCTGCCACACCGGGCCGCACTCCACCCGACCACACCCTGCCTGCCCGACCGCGCCGCGTTCTGACAGCGCCATGCCATGCAATCGCAGCGCCTCGCCTTACCTGCCTTGCTCAACCCGACCCAACTCCGCCGCGCGCGATCACACCAGACCGTGACTCGCCGCGCCTTGCCTGCCTCGCCTCGCCAGACCCGACCTGCGCCGCGCCAAAGCGTACCCTACCGCACCACACCTCGCCTTGCCTGCCTCGCCTCGCCAGACCCGACCTGCGCCGCGC